GAGCCACTCAAAGGGAAAGAGCCGCCCGACAAGCGGACGGCTCCGGATGATGCTCCCGCCTACTACCATCCTCCAGTGAAAGCAATCCGAGAGGCGGCGGAGAGGATCAGGGAGGGGCGCATGGAGTACGCAGCAGAAGCGCTCACTCGCCGATCCGATCCAGAAGAACCTCGACGGCCTTGAAGGCGTAGGCCCTTGCGACTACTGACGTCGCATAATAAGTTTCCCGGCAGACGGCAACAATCGCCGCTTTCTGAGCTTCGGTGAAACCAGCGTCAATGTGCTCGCCAGAGTCGAGAATGGCAGAGCGAAGACGCTCGCCGAGAATAGTCCAGTCAACATCGCGGCTCTTGTCGACTTCATCGAGTACACGCTCGACGACATCAAGGGTAGCATCAGCCATAGACAACACCCCCTCCCCGGGCAGTGGCCCAGCTCAATTATACACGAGCAGGAGGGCAAAGGAAAGGAGCAGCAGAATGTTCAGCACAGAAGACCTCAAGACCGCGATCGGCGCGACCGTCATCGCACGGCGAAACGCGGCGGCGCGGCTGCGGGAGGCGGGCAACCCCCGCAACCCGTTCCGGGCGCTGCCGGGGATGGAGCAGCAATTCTTTGAAGCGGCGCAGAGCGTGCGCAGCTACGACCTCGTTCTCAACTTACTTGAGAGAGAAGTAAAGCGGGAGGCGCGAAAGCGTGCGGGGCGCACGGCGCAAAGCGCGGCGGTGTTCCTTATCACGGCGGGGCTCATCATCCTCGCGACGCTTGGCTTCGCGGCGGCGCTGCTGCTGATGCGCTGCCCTGTCCCCGCCGTGAGCGTCACCGCGTTTATAGGCGTGGCAGTCTCGCTGGGCTGGGCGGTCATTCGGAAGTAAGTCTAAGAACGATGAGAAAGGAGGGCAAGCGATGAGAGGCCCGAAGAAACGGCTGACGCCGTTCGGGAAGATGGTGGTGAAGGCGCTGGCTGACCGGGATATGAGTCGGGCGGAGCTGGCGGCCACGGTGGGCACGAGCCCGCAGTACATGAGCTACATCCTGAACGGGACACGCTCCGGCGAGAAGTACCTCCCAGCGATCATCGCCGCCCTCGCGCTCGACCCGAAGAAGGCGGAGCGGGCGATCGCGGCATGACGCACGGAAGGGAGGGAACGGAGTGCCGGACGTATTCATCACGCTGGAGGAGGCAGCGGCTTTTGAGAGCGTCAGCTACAAGACTTTGACGCAACGCATCTATCGCAATCCTCAGCAGTACAAAACGAAGTCACAGGCCCGGGAGGGCGGCGGCAAGGATCAGGTGTTGATCTCGACAAGCTCCCTCTCGGCAAAGGCGCGGAAGGCATGGCGAGCCGCGCAGAAGGTGGAAGGGAGTGAGGTCATCATAGACAAGAGAGCACAGGAGGCCGTGCCGTGGTACGTCACCGCCGACCTGAACCAGTACACGGAGGCGAACAAGAAGCGCTTCTATGAGGCGGTAGAGCTGGCGGCGCGGGTGCAGGACTTCATCGACTATGACGGCCCTGACCGCACGGGCTACGCCGAACGGTACGCGCTGGGGCTGGGGATCAGCCCGCAGAGTCTGTACCGCTACATGAAGAACGTGCTGGAGGCGAACGCATGGGCGCTGAAGCTGGAGAAAGAGGACGGAAAGAGCCGGGACTACTTCCGGGCGCTGGCGCTGTGCCGGAAGCCAAAGGAGACGGGTACGTTCCCGAGCTTGACGGACGAGCAGAAGGCGATCATTGAGAACATCTGGTTCGACAAGCGGTTCGCGGCGAACCTCGGCACGATCGAGATGCTCTATGAACGGTTTGAGCTGGAGGCAGAGCGGCGGGACTGGGAGGAGTATCCCTCCATCAAGACGGTGGCCCGGTACATCAAGTTCCTCATGGGACAGCGGGGCGCGGAGTCTGCCCGGTTCCTCGCCGCCAACGGGACGCGGGAGTGGAAGAACAAGCGGATGATGAAGGGCAAGCGCGACGCGACGAGCCTTCAAGTCATGGAGTATGTCGTCGGCGACGAGCACACCTTCGACTTTTGGGTGCAGTGGACGGCTCCAAACGGCAAGATCAAGGCCGTGCGCCCGAAGCTGGTTGCGTGGCTGGATATGCGCTCCCGCGCTATCATCGGCGATGTAGCGTGCGTCAACGCCAATTCGCAGACGCTGAAGGAGTCGCTGGTCAAAATGATCTACAGCAATCCGGGCGGCGTTCCCCACATCCTGCACGTCGACAACGGCAAGGATTATACTGCCAAGGCCATGACCGGACAGAACCGCAAGCACCGCAAAATCGACCTTGACTTCGCGTTTGACTCGGAAACGGTCGGCTTCTATCAGAGCATCGGCATCCAAGAGGTCGGACGCTCGCTGCCGTATCAGCCTTGGGACAAACCGATCGAACGCTTCTTCTCCACGGTCTGCTCGAAATTCTCCAAGTGGTTTGAGAGCTACACGGGCACGCTGACAGGCTCGAAGACCTACGCCAAGCGGCAGAAGGACATCGACCAGATGCTGGAGCGCGGGGAGCTGCTGACGATGGAGGAGTTCTTCGAAGTCTGGACGGAGTGGAAGAACACCAAGTATCACACCCGCAAGCATCGCGGCCTGAGCGACGCGGGCGAGAAATGGGTTACGCCGATCGAGATGTTCGAGAACGGCCCGCGCTATGAAAAGGCAGCTCCACCCCGAGAGTACGCAGCGATGCTGCTGATGAAGGCGGCGACCGCCCGCGTCACAAACCAAGGCATCAACAAGTTCGGCACACTCTACACGGACACGGAGCTCGCCTACTACGTCAACCAAAAAGTCAACATCAAGTGGGACATCGACGATGTCACCAAGCTCTATGTGTACGACATGGACGGCAAGAAGATCTGTGAGGCGGTGTCCGCCGAGCTGCTCGCCTTCGGCCCGCATTGTTCTCAGGCGGCGCTGGAGAAGCATCTGCGAGATCAGAAACGAAACGAGCGAGAGGTCAGGGAGTATCTGGAGGAGCGAGTCCGCCCCTACGAGCTGCGGCTCGAGGACGGCGCAAGGCCCTCGGATGCAGTGGGCATGATCGACCTGACCATCAAGGCCACGCCGAGCCAGAAGCTGGTCTCCCTGCCCAAGGACAGAATGTTCCGATCGGAACAGGCAAGCAAGGCGAGCCGGAAGAAGGTCACGGACGACACCTTCCTCAACGCCAAAGGCGACAAGGCGCTCTCCCTTTTGAGAGCGATGAACGAATAATAACGGAGGTACATCATGGAAGTTACAGCAGCAGAGCGCACCACAATCTACACCAACATCAGCCCCCTCGCGCAGCGCGTGAACAACTACATCCAGACGCAGCACTCAAGCATCGCGGCGGTCGCCAAGGACATCGGCTACAGCCGCACCACCGTCTCCCGGTATCTCACGGGCAAATATGACAGCAACCCGAACGACCTTGAGAGCAAGCTGACGGACTTCCTCACCCGGCAGACGGGCGAGGCGGTCGACCTGACGACGCCGTTGGCGGAGTCGGAGGGCAAGACGTAGCAGAGTTCCCATAAAACAGTATTTGCAAAAGTTCCCGCAATGGGGCAGATTTGGCGTGACTTCGGTCACGCCTTTTCTTTTGCTTCCAGTTCATCCAGAGGGATATACCCCAGCCCATCATACTTAATATGGATGTGCTGCACCCGCTTTCCGCTGGACTTATCCGGGGCATCCACATAGATGGCCGACACCAGTTCACGGAGAGCATAAGGGGTGAGTTCTTCAATATGAACGTACTTGTGCGCTTTCTGGACGAACTTCTCAATATTCTCGATCTGCTGTTCCTGTACTTCGATTTCCTGCTGGATAGAGAGGGCTTCCTCTTCCAGATGCTTCTGTTCGGCATCGTAGCTTTGGCTCATCATGTCAAAGCGTTCATCGCTCAGCTTTCCGCTGGCGTTATCCTCGTAGATTTTCATGAACAGCCGTTTGAGGTCTGCAATCCGCTTCTCATTCCGGGCAAGCTGCTTCTTTAGGACGGTCAGCTTTTCGGTGCTTTCCACCCGAAGCTGCTCCTCCATGACCTTGCGGAAGTAGTCTTCATGACGGAGAATGTAGTCCGTCACCCGCTGAACATGACTCAGTACACGTCCTTCCAGAACCTTTACCCGGATGAAGTGTCCCTTGCACTTGCTCCCGTTCTTCTTGTGCAGAGAGCAATCAAAGAAGTCTTGACTGAAGTCCCTGTTGTTGGACGAACCATATTGCATCTTAGAACCGCAGTCAGCGCAGTAGACCATACCGGAG